CCGCAATAGTCGAAGCAGACTTTTTACTATAACCAGCCGCAATAGCCGCTTTTGTTGCATTCATGCCGTTTATGAAATATTCATCAACAAATCTTTCGAGTTTGGGCGTCCATTTCCCCTTTACTTCTCCCATAGAAAAAACCTCCTTAAAACTATATTTGAACCTCATATCTGAATGATAAAACCTTATATAAACCTAATTATACAACAAAAAAGCACCCAAATAGGGTGCCTCTCTGTGTTATTCCGCCAATTAAATCCATTATAACATTCTACGCTACAAGATATAACCGCCGCTTTTTCGCTTCTTTCAAAACATCAGCCGGGATTGTGACATAATCGTTCATTCCCCATCATCCTCCAATCCTTTAAGATACTCCAGCAACTTTTCCACGTCCGGTTCGTTCATTTCCTACACTCCGTTTCTTCACTTGTTATAGGGACAAACACGCCGTTTCCTGCTGGTGCTATTACTGTTGAATATGAACCTGTACCTTCCATTTTCCCGCCTGACTTCTCACAATCATGGTACACCCACATTTCCCCGAATATCAGAACTGCGGCCAATATCACACAGACTGCAATTAACGCGTGTTCAAATTCGATATTCATTCTTTTTGACTCCTTTTGATCTGCGTTGTGCGTCTTTTATTTTCTTCATAACCTGCGCAAACGGTTCGTCCGTTCTTATGGTTCCGTGCTTGTGTCTGATTTCAACGTATCTACCGATGTGGGGTATCCAGTCATCTTGTATAGTGAGAATGTCCTCCGCTTTTACTGCCGCCATGCGAATGTTCCCTTCTATCCTTTTCAATTTAAATTCAATAAATTCACTCATTTATTACCTCTCCTTTTCTGTTTGAATTTTTCCACGTAGTCCTGAAACAATGCACTCAATAACGGATAGATGATGAAGCAGAACACGACAATCCCTCCCAAAATGTACCCGATGACCATTTCAATTGTTTTTAGTTTGAAGAAAAATTCCATTTTCCTCACTCCTTATCGTTTGATATAAATTTTCGTTGATCTCGCCGTACCGATGTAATGTCGCTCACTGGAATCGCTGTAGATATTCACAACGACTTGATATGTTCCCGGACGTGTTTTCGATAAGCTGAATTTCTTTAATGGTGTGCCGGATGTAAAACTGCCACGTTGTGTCCCGGAATTACTGTAATTGTCAGTGCGCACTAGATAGCCGAATAATAAACCTTACCGGACGTTGTTTTTTCGCGTTTCCAGTCTACAGATGAAGCGCTTTTGAGTAAGATGTAGCATCTGTGTACACTCGTACTTTCTTACTTGTTTGATATCCTGACCATGCCGCTGAAGCACTTTCCGGCAGTACCATAACCCCTAATGTAATGACAGCAACTAAAGCGAAAATAATCTTTTTCATTTTGCGCCCTCCTTCTTAACTATCCATTTATTAACGAGGTAGCCGCTAATGAAACCACCCGACGTTACGAATCCTGTTTTAATATAACCATTTCCGTAATGATGACTTAGTAAAGCGCCCGCCATAGTGAATATCATCGGCACCAGAAAAATAATGATCATTCTATTGATCTGTTTCACTCCGCGCCCTCCTTTTTATAAACGTCCATGTTCTTTCAAGAATGATTCTGTATCTTTTATTCTGGTAATCAAAATGCTATTATCATGCCATATTTCGTTAGAGTCCTCTTTAATTCTGTAAAGTATGTCCAGCTCATTTTCCGCGCTGTCAAGCTGACCGTTCAAGTATCCTTTGTCATACTGTTTCACTCCGCGCCCTCCTTAACTGTTTCAAAATCAACCCAAATATCTTTTAATGGAACGGTAATTTCATTTTCATTTGTTATTGCATTGTCTACGACTGCATAAGGTATCCCAGCTTCGAAAATAACCAATTCATTATCATCAATCATATTTTCTTGTAAAATCACACGTTTCACTCCACACCCTCCAATAACTCAGGATTTTGATAAATGTCTCCTAGTATTTCAAAATTCGGCTCAACTCTGTATGCTGTGTTCATAGAAGCGAACCGTCCATGATAAGGACTTCAATTTCAGGGTTGTTGAAAGTCCCTGAAATATAGGTGTAAGACATCGGCTCTCCATCTTCACCCTTTGTTTGCGAATACTTAATAAGCGCATAGTCTCGTTCCACTTCTCGGATTTCATCGTCTTGAAAATTTTCGTAATCGTCCGTGTCAGAAATATACTCGTTGTAAATCCTTCAGCATCCGCCACGTCTTTCGCTTTGATAAGCGCGTAATATGGATCATTGATTTCATAGAATTTCATTGTTCTTCCTCCTTTAATTGTTTGGACGACTGAAATGATCGGGTTGTCTGTGTGGTTCATTCCGCCGCCCCCCATTTAAAAATATCTCTCCCAAACGGGTTTTCAATCGGTGTCACGATCGAATAAGTGAAAGTGATTTCCGTTCCCGTGACAATTTCATGCTGGACAACTCCGCCAAGCTCCGTCCCGAATGTAACGATTCGGAAAGCGTTTTGCATAAGCTCTTTCCTTTCTGCTCTTAATCCGCAAAATTCCCAACGGTTGCCCGGTGGTTCCGGCATTCCCCTTTCCTTGTGATATTCAACTAGTTCATCCCATACATCGCTTCGAAATTGTATTAACTCGATAGCTAAATCCTCCTCATGAACCGCTCGTATCGCCTCAATAGCGGACTCCACAACATCTTTAATGTTCATTTTTATTCCCCCTCATTTCGTACAGTGCCGCTCCCATGAACGCCGCCAGAATCGGTAAGCCGATGACCGCCGCTACAATTAGATGCATCATGTTTTACGCCCCCATTATCATTGTGATTGTTGATACTGCATATCGTAAACCGCCGTAGATGGCGAATACCGCCAGAACCATGATCATGACTTTGTTACTAAAAGAGAGGTGAAGGCGTGTCTCTTCGCCTCTCTCTTTGAATCGTTTCATGACTTCCTGTAGCTCATCAATCACGATTTTGAACACGAACCCCAGAAGGGCTAAGGCGAATATTAGAATTTCTTCGCCCGTCGGGTTCATCCGCATAACGTAGTAAGTGAATGCCCCGGAACCGATTAACATTGATGACCAGCCGAAAATTTTTAGTGGTTTCATTATTCGCCCTCCTCTTCCAAAAACTCTTTGAAGAACCCGTTTCTAAAGCGTTTTCCCTTACTAGATGTATTCACAATACACGAATGACCTTCCTTGTAATACACTCCACAATAACCTTCCTTGGCGTTCTCCATAACCCAATGATCTACAATTTCATACTCAGTGCTTTTGCCGTTGTATCTCTCTACTCCAAAGTATCCGACAATATTTTGAATTTCAGAAAGCAAGTGATAAGGGTTAGCCTCTGGGTCTGAAATAATCCCCGCTAATACTCCACGTTCTTCAAATTTAACTTTCGCCATTTTAATTTCCCCTCTCGTGGTTACGTTGTAATCATATAATATCATCTTAGGGTTACGTTGTAAACACTTTTTATAAAGTTTTCTATAAAAAAATAGAAAAAGGCGGGATTACTCCCACCATAACTTTGATATTTCAATCTCTATACGCGGATTTTCTTTAACAAAATGAAAATCAATTGTCCTGTCGATCATCCACATGTCATTTTCATGTATAACGCCCTCCAGAGCGTCCAAAAGCAACTTCTTAGCATTGTGTGTGTCACGTACTTTCCCGTCGTCAGGTAGGTAAAATTCCATTTCTAAGACGACTTTCTCCCCTTTCTTACCCTGCTCCCAATTGTTCTGCTCGGCCCACTAGCGGCTAGGTTCTTCCACTCCAGCAACTTACCTTCTGCCGCTGGGGTTAGCCTACGGGAACCGCCAAAAGTATTCATGTATATGGCATTTGCAGACGGATAGAACCCGGTTGACTCGTAATCTGAAAGGATTGTTTCGTATATCGGCTTCATCTGCCCTTTGTTCTTTCCTCTAGTTATCTCCTTGTGCCCTACAACAACCTTTTTCTTTTTCAAATCGGCAACCCATTCATAGACAGGCTTCACTTGCCCTTTTTTCGGACCTGTCTTATACGTTGTTTCTCCTGTCTTTATCCGTTTCCTTACAGGCACCCCCGGTTCATGCCACTTGTTACCGACTTTCCCGAACATCATCAGCGGGAGAACCAATATTTCTGGGTCTATGCCTGTATCCTCATAAGCGCTGTCGTATTCCTCGAAATAGGCCTCATATGCTTCTTCAACCTCTGTTTTTTCACGCATTTTTCTTTCTCTCCTTCCATAGTTCCTTTACTCTGGCGGCCACCTCTCGCATGCTTTCTATACGGCCCTCAGCTTTTTCATAATTTAGTAGTCTGGATGATGACACACCCAACACTCTGGCAAGCTCCGCCCTTGTGATACCAAGCGCTCTTCGTTGTTGGATGAAAAAATATGCAAGCTCCTGTTTTTCTTCTTCCTCGATTTCCTGTAGCCGCTTCTCCTCTTTCCTTCTCATGCGCTCGTTCTTCTTCACCAAGCGCTCATTTTCTCGCCGTAAAAATCTGTTTTGAGCCTCCAAATCCTGCACCCGCTGTTTTAACCTTTCGATCTCGGTCGGTTTGCTCACGTTTTACCCCTCCGTATTCCCTTTCCTTAAAACTGTGTTTGTATCAGTGTCAAAGACTTCGCCGCAATCCTTACACTTTCTTAAAATGTGGCCTTTCAATTTGTTCTTACCCATAGCAGAAGTAAAGGAGGCGCCGCCGCATGTTGAACAACGGCCCACCCTTTCGTTCAATGGTCTTGACCACGGTTTAACGATGCTGTCACAAAGCTTACATGCTCTGTGTTCAACCTTATTTATGGATTTCTTCTTTGAAACTGGAACCGGGCCGCAATTCGGACACATAAAACCATGATTAATCATTTGGACATTTCCCCAGACTTCGTTAGGGCGTGTATTTTCTTACGTAATCCCCCTACTGTTCTATTGAGCTTGTACGCCATCATTTGCACATTCCCATGTTTACCAACAAGATAGTTCTTTTTGATGTATTCAATTTCCTCCGGCGTGTAATGCGTTTGTTTTTCCATGATTACCCCTCCAGCTCTTCGATTGTGTCTTCAAGTTCCTCAACTTTGTCCTCTAAATTTCGATTTTCGAATTTCAAATCATGAACACGTTCAGACATTTCTTTAAGCTCATTTTTTAAGTCCTCGTTTTCTTCTTCCAACGCTTTTAATTTGTCCTCGTATTCTTCCAATTTCCAAGCCAAAGCGACACCGTACACCTTTTGATCATAGTTTTCTTGTAAAAAGTGGTCTTTCAATTGTTCGGCCGTCCAGTCATTAGGGTTGAAAGGCTTGTCGTATTTGTTGGCGGCCTTATAAAGTTGTTCACGTTTTATTCGTTCTCCCTCTTTGTCAACCTCTTTATAAAACGGATGGTTCAATTGCATTTCGAATTTTTCCTCTGTCGTTAGTTTTCTCATTTCCATTCCACTCCTTTTGTTAGTTGTTCGAACCATTCGCGATCATTTGTATCTAGGGCCAAGTCTATTGCTACATGATTAGGAATAGGCTCTAATTTCCACGGCTGTAATCTGTGAACCCCTATATTGTTAAACTCTTCGTCCTTATTAACTCTTCTTTTCACGCCATCCTTGGATATCCACACAACTCTACACTTTGCTGATATTTCGTTTTTGATACTGATGACAAAACCGTACATATGATAAACACTGGCAAGACTTGTCCATGTAACCCAATCGCCCGGCTTGAATCTCGGCTCCGTTTTTACCTCCAGTTCCAATTGTTCAGCTTTCTCCGCTTCTCTGGCGGCTCTTTCCTCCACTTCTTTCTTAGCCGCTTCTTGTGCCCTTATATTCGCTTTGTGTTGCGTGTGTCTCATTATTCCGTTCCTACAGAAACAAAACGACGCAGAACCATGAATGATGCCAGAATCACCACAGTTTTTACATTTCGCCATTCTAGCCGCCCCCTTTTTAACGATCATCAAAACGACGTTCTAAATTTACAAAATTGCCGTACTCTTTAATAAATGCCAGTGACACAGTTCCTACCGGGCCGTCCCGGTGTTTCGCGATGATAACCTCAACAATGTTTTTACTTTCACTCTCTTTATCATAATAGTCATCCCTGTAAAGAAACTCGATGATGTCTGCATCTTGCTCTAGCTGTCCACTTTCCCGCAAGTCCGATAGCATTGGTCGTTTGTCCTGACGCTGTTCCACTTGACGGGATAACTGAGAAAGTGCTATCACTACCACATCAAGCTCACGGGCCATCTTTTTAAGATCACGGCTGATCTGGCTTATTTGGTTCGTCCGGCTGTCGTTTGCCTTTGCTGGCTCCAGTAATTGCAGATAGTCGATCATAACAATAACTCTTTTCCCCGGGTTTTTCCGCTTCGTTTGTCGTGTCTTGCTCCATATGTAGTTAACGGATTGCCCGGCCTTGTCGAAAATGTTTATGTTACTATTTGAAATTTCTCCGATTGCCATTGAGAGCTTGCCCCAATCCTCAGAAGCGAAGTCCCTTCTGGCCGCCTTTATCTTTTGGGCGTTAATACTCCCCGCTGTCACTATCAATCTTTTGATGTTCTCTTTCTTCCCCATTTCAAGCGAATGGAGGTTAACAACGTCGTCATTGTCTGACATATTCTTTGCTTGTTTTAACGCGAATGCCGTTTTCCCCATACTCGGACGTGCCGCTATAAGGACGAAGTTTCGCCGCTTGTAGCCGTATGTCATTCTATCTAGCTCAGTGAACCCACTTGGAACCCCTGTGATATTACCGTCAGCGGACTCAATTTCCTCGTACACTGTTACAAGCGCTTCGTCTATGCTCCCGTCGTCATCATCGGTGCCGCTGGCTTCAATCTCCATCAGTTCACTAACAGCCTCCTGAATCGGTTTCACCGGGCCGTCATCGCTCTCATTCACATTCTCGATGATCTGTTGAGCGATTGAAATTGCCTTCCGCTTCTGAAAATATTCGCTCACAGTTTGACAGTGCTGTTTAAACGTCGTTGTCGAGGCCACAGAGGCCGCTAATTCCGTCAGATACCCAAAGCCACCTAACTGGGGTAACTTCTCTCCTACGCGGGCGGCAATGCTTGTAAAATCGACGCTCTGCCCTTTCCTGTCTAAATCCTGCATTGTGAAGTAAATATTGAAGTGTTTCCCGGGTGAAAAGTGTTCCGGTGTTAACGGGCATTCTTTGATTAGTTCCGGCTCGGTTAAAATCGAACCTAGCACCGCTTGTTCCGCATACTCGTTATAAAGCATCACCGTTTTTTCTTCTGGATTCATCTTGCTCCCCCTCTGTTGATACCAAGCATTTCTCTGATCTTCCTCATGTTCTCCTCTTGGGCCGCCTGTAAGTCTGGATCATTCCGGGCCGCCTCCTCCGCCTCTGCTTGCTCCTTCAATATCCTTTGCGTCTCTTCATAACTCGGGATAAAACGATCCCTCTGTTCGGATTGAGCTTTTAATAAGTCTGATACTGTGGGTGGGAATTTATTGACCTTTGCATAGTCTGTGAGATTGTTCATGATCTCCTCCAGCTCATATTCAGCTAGAACCCTGTGCCACGCTTTGACGGTTCCTTTCAAGTCATCCGGCTGGAATCTACCCGGATAAAATTCACTGACCGCTTTCAAAATCTGAACGACATCTTTCTCAATCATTCAAATGCCTCCTCCAATTCTGCCCATTTGTCCTTTTGTGGGGTTGTGCCGTTTTTGTGGGCGGCGTTTAACCTTTCGTCAAATTTTTGATTAAACAGCGTTGACGGCCTTAAATAGTCATCGCCCTTCTTTCCATTTCCAAAGTCTTTCCCGGCCCAAGCTGATACACAGTAGTCGATAACAAGCTTGAATTCTTCCAAACTATAACCCTCGTTTATTCTGGCGCTTATAGGCTTCTTATGGGCCGCCGCTGAGTGTTTGAATTTAGAGCCTGTTTTTTCATTTAGGTACTCGACTACCTCCCGGACAATATTAGTTTTGTTATCATTGTTTTCATTGTTATCATTGTTGTTTATCCGTTTCTGTGTCTTTTTCGTGTCTTTTTCGTGTCGTTTCTCTGTCGTTTCTTCTGATTGCCCAGAGTGGCCGAACCCTTGCCACTTCTCGTAGTTCACTATCTTTATAACTGTCTTTTTTTTCGGTTGTACAACGCACTCAATCATGTTTTCCTTCTGGCAGAGTTTGAGGAAATTGTTTACCTTGGTGTTACTCCATCCCCAGCGGTTCATAAGTTCCCGGATTGAGGTGATACGTTCCCCCCGTTTTACCGTCACAAGCTCGCCATCCATCATAACTTTATTGTCTGAGTGGTTTACCATCATAAGCAGATCAAGCCAAGCTTCATATCTTGAAAATGTCCGCTTTTCATCATAAATCCAATGGTCTTGAATCGTCCTGTGTAATAAAATAAAACCTTTGCTGGACATACATCCCTAGTCCTCCTTGTTCTGTGAGTTCATCCACTCCGCAACTTCTTTCATATCAAAGCGAGTCGAACCCCCGATCTTTTTGTAAGGTAACTCCTTTTTCTTCATGAGATTATATACCGTTGCTCTACTAACGCCTAAGAATTTAATAACTTCTTGTATTTTTTTTAATTCGCTCATTTCCTTTTTCCTCCTGCATGTCTAAGTATGTCCAACTGAATCTAAAGATATCTTAACTCAAATGTCTAAGCTTGTCTATAGTTTTTTGGAATATTTTTTTGTCTATAAGAATATTTTTCTAGTTTACCCAAAATAAAAAAGCCGGGTTTCCCCGACTCAATCAAAATATATGTTCCAATATGGGTGTTTCGTGGCCGTTTTCTTCGCTGATATAACTAACGTCCCTCTTGCCACCTCTAATAAAAGTGCGAAAGTCGCCCCAAAATGGGTGTGCTCTTTACATCTTTCAATAATGTTTCGCAAGATTATATTCTTATCGCTCGACTTGATACCTTCTGCCGTCGCCAGCTTGTCCACATTATGAAAACGATACGTCCTGCCGCGATCGTCCAAAAGATCAACTATGTTCATAGACCTGTCAATCCTTCCCCGATGGCTGTGATATAGTCATAAAACTCGCCAGACATTTTCCCACTATGCCAATCTTGACCTTCGAAAAAATTCTTTCTCTGCAAGGTGCTCAATTCCAATTGGACGCCTAAACCTGTAGCGCAACGATTGCAGATGTTATCTGGATTCGTGGCTGTAAATCGGTCTGTAGCCGCAACCGCTTTAAATCCTGCATCATTAAGGGCGCTAATGATATTCTTTTCTAACGCTTCATGGAGGCCGCCGACAATTGTACAAGATTCTTGGTCGTCTTTGTATCCGTGGACAGACAAAGCATAATCATGTTTCTTGACCAACTCCAGTGCGTGCGGCTCATCAAATTTATGGCTTGTAAGGTGATAGTCGAAGTTACGACCCTCAAAAAGATAATAGCTGTCATTCCATTCTGCGGCCATCCCTCTCAATAATTCCGTTGTGCCTCGTTCGATTCCGCCGCCGTGAATTGCCAACAATACAAGATCACGGCTCCGCCTTCTCATTTCAAACCAATAGTCCCTACATAACTCCGCTTTAGACTCCATATCAAAGAAATTATCGAATACATCAGCCATTGTATTTCCCCTCCAGTTCTTTTTTGCGTTCTAAGATCATTGATAACGCGATAGATAGACCCTGTCTTTCTGCTCTCCAATTGTTTTTATATATCTCGGCCGCTGTTTCTTCTTGTTGCTTGTAGTATTTTATCTTATCGTCCAAATCTTTGATTAACTCTTCCACCGGGGAAATGGTACGGAAACCATGCACGATGCAATCAACCGCCTCTTGTTTGCTCATTCCGTCAATATCATAATTTTCTCTCATGATGTCGCTAATAACTTTGAATTTCACTTCTGACCTAACAGCGTTTACGTTGTCGCTCCCTAATAAGCTAGCGAGCTGGTTTTTCTGATCTTTCGTAACAATACGTTTATCAAGCATTTTTCACGCCTCCAGTTTTATGATATATCCATCTGCCTCAAAGTTGCCGTTTCCAACCTTCCTGCTTATGTATCCTGAATGATGTCCTAGAAAACGGCTTGCCGCGCCCATCGAATAGAACGGCAAATGTTTTTTTGTTCTGGGGTCTACCAGCGTCACTTTTATAGGTGACTTGTTCGCCCCGGTCATGTATGCGTGCATCAAATTTTCTTTATGATCGCACCATTCTAAATTTTTAAAATAATTGTTCGTCTTGTCGCCATCAATGTGATTTATCAACTCTTTGCCGGGAGGACGGCATAGGAAGGCAAGGGCCACCAACCTATGCACATACCAATCCTTTTTAAGCTTGTCTTTATACAACCATAGCCGCATGTAACCTCTGCTTTTTCGTGCTTTCAAGATGCGGCCGCCCTCTTTTTTTCTAACCCGCCCCAATGTGCTTACTTCGTATATCCCCACATAACCCGGAATATCTCGCCAAACTTCTTCCATCCCGCTCACCCCTTTATTTAGTTTTTAGAAGGGAAGGTCTGATTCATTTATGTCGATTGTTTTACCATCATTTGCGAAAGGGTCGTTATTATACCCTCCCTGCCCTCCTGAGCCGTTTTGTGAACCACCAAAGGTATTTGTATTACTTGATCCTTGCGAGTTGTCAGGGGAACTGGAATCGCTTTTGTTTGGGTCTACAAATGTGATGTTCTCGACAACGCAATCATTCGTGTACACTCTTTTTCCGTCTTGGCCTTCAAAAGCTCCTGTACGCCACGAACCCGAAACGCCAATCATGCGACCTGTACCAAAGTTATTGGCGATAACTTCTGCGATTCCTCGCCAAGCTTGGCAACGAATGAAGTCGGCTTCGTACTGCCCGGTGGTTGGGTCTTTTCTATTGCGTCTAACCGCCATTATAAAATTCACAACCGCCGTTCCGTTGTTTGTATGTCTAAGCTCAGGGTCAGCGGCAAGCCTCCCCACTAAATTAACACTATTCATTTGTTTCCCCTCCTAATTTTTCTTGATGGTCAATGATTTCACCTGTATTGATATCGACGTTAATAATGTTGTCGTCATCCGCAAATTGGTTATGAAGTTCTGATCCTGTCCGTTCGTCTGCCGCTACTCCTGATAATTGCTCAACACTGATAGGTAAATAGTTGATAAGCTGGCGCAAGACTGTCTTTTTCGCCATTGCGTCGAAGTGGTCAGCCCATGGGCCATACACTACTCCCTCTCTGTTTTTAGACTTGGAAAAGGCGTCCCGGTGTTTCTCGACATCCTGTTTACTCATGACAAGGAAGTTATATCCGCCATCCTTCATTTTCGCTACAGCGTAGTATCCAACTGGCTCCCCTCTGTCTGTTCCGAATGGTGCGGGTCTGTGAACAAGCTTGTCATCTAACCCATATTCATATTCGAATGTGTCGTTTTTGTAAACAGTTTGAGCGCTGATTGTGCTCACGTGTCCAGAGCGTCTCACGAGATCAAGGAGGCCCTTATAACCAAGAATGAACTGAGCTTCAACCGTTTTCTTTTTGTAATTCGTGTACGGCAAAATATACGCTTGTCCCAAAAGTCCCGGCTCCACTCCTAATTTAGCTGACTCCAGCACAGCCCCCATGAGTGATGCCGTATCACATTCCAGAAGTTTCGGGTTAGTCCTAATGACGTTCATTGCGATGCGGGAAAGTCGATCAGCGTCTAAATGCTTAGGCAACACATCTTTAATAGCTGGCATCATTCTTTCGAGATAGCCCTTTACTTTATCCTGCGGCTTGACTGGTGTTTGCGGAACGGCTCCGTTTTGTTGTGCTAGTGCGTTTTTTAATTCCTCTTGTTTTTTAGTTGCCATTGTTCTCTACCTCCGTAACTTCTAATATTATTTCTGTAATCAATTCTTTAGGTAACATTCTTACCGAATTTCCTTTCGCCTCAACCATTATAAAGTCCTGTGTTTGCAGGTGATTCATATATTCCGTGTAAACTTGCAATTTGTACTCAATCGCCCTCGGAGACGTAACGTCATCAAAATTGCTTTCAAGTTCATCAAAAAGTGTTATTTGAGATGGATGAGGATGTCCTTTCTCGAAAAAAGTAACCGTTAATTGCTTCGCGCTTTTTAATGAATCCATTTTATTTTTCCTCCCTGACGACAATATTAAATTCAACTTCTTGGACATGGGACATATTCACAAAACTTATTTTGTTTTTATCGCGACCATCTTTCAATATCATAAATTCCGCATCTTTCATTTCTTGTTCAATACTGTACATTATATCCTCGATCGTCTGCGGCGTTAGTTCTGACACCCCTTTGAGTAGTTGTCTGTCTTTGCCAATAACTCTTGGTCCTGCACCCCATAATATTTTCTCGATAAATACTTTCATTTTATTCTTCCTCCTTGGTTTCGATTGAAAAATCTCCTACTAAATAACCTTCAAACCTGTATTTCCTTCTATCATCCTGCCCGCATTCACTACAGCATGGCGCGCTAGCGTTTATTATCCAACTGATGTAATTAACAGTGTCGCACTCTGTACAAAGGTACCTATACAGTGTCATGCCTTTTGCTCCTCCCTCTTATTGAGCTTCACCCGGAATGATTTCACGCCGTTTTTGTTAGCTCTCCAAGTTATTTGATGCGGCCCAGCAAATGCTATCCCGCTTTCTTGCATAGCGGCCATAAGTTTGTTTTTAGCGTCTGTCTCCAGCTTTTTGAGCGTCTTTTGTTGTTCCTTGTAGTCCTCATAACGCTCTGCCAGCTCTTTGAATTCTAGAGGCAGTTCTAAAACCGGATCATCATAACTGCGTGGATAAAGTATTTTCATCATTTCCGTTTCTGCATCGCTGTCTGATGCTGTCGGCGGAATGTTAGCCGAGAAATGATTATTCCAGAAGTAGTGCTCACCTTGCACGATATGACTTATAAGTTCGTCGTCACGCTCAATGTAATAATGCTTGTACTTGTTTCCGCCGATCAGAGCGACTACATAAGCAAAGTCAGCCTCCACAACTTTTATATTGTGCTGTACCTGTATCATGTATTGGTTCGGTATGTCCTCGCCTTCCCATTCTTCCTTTAGATACTCCGACGCCGTTTTAATTTCCAATATGCCACTGCCGTTTTCATGATCTAGGACAACGCCGTCTAGGTTAGTCCTCATAAAGTCAAATTGTTCATGAGCATATAGGAAGTGCCTTTCTTCGACTCTCACAGGCGGTAGTCCTTGTTCCGCCCTCTCTTCGTTAATTCGCTTTCTGAATTCGTCCCGAAGAACTGGCTCCATGATCGTCCCCCACCTAGCGGCTTCTTCCGTCGCTTCGCTAACTTTCGGGGTGTACATTCCTTTCTTCTCCATGTAAGCTGTTAACGGGCTACCGTATTTGCTGACTCCTAACACCTTTGCCGCATCACTGCCGCCAATGCCGTGCTTACGAAGTGCCAACCATTCCTCATGTGGCATGTCCTTCGTGTTTGCCACTACCCTCGCCATTTTAACCCCTCCTAAAAGTGTTTCGGCTCGTGCCGCTCATACATTTCGTTGATTGCTTCTTCTAAAATTTCATAGAGTTTCTTGCCTGTGTCAGCCTTCATGATGTGAGCTTTCTTCCACACTGTCGGGCTTACTTCAAGGTTTTTCTTAACTCTCTTTTGCTCGTTCATGTTGTCCCCCCCTCTCTATGATTCTATTAAAACATAGAAAACATAGAAAGGCAACCACTATTTTTAAAAAAAGATGAATATTTTTCATTCAGCTGAATAATTTGGTAGGTTAGGCAGAAATAAAAAAAGAACCGTTAGAGAACGGTTCCTTTCAAAGTCTGAATATATTTGCGGCCGCCAGCCTTTGCGATATCCTTTTTCGTGGCCGGACGTATCCAATGTTCCTCCACCATAATCATGTAATTGTCTATCCAGACAGCGTACTCGTTGAATTTCTTATTATACCTGTGTACAATCCCCACATCGCCATTGAATGCCACCAAATCGCCAATATTAAACTTCTGTTCACTCATTTTAACCCCTCCGTTTTATATTAAATCGTTCGCTTCTACTCTATCAGTTCCGTTGTTCTTGATGACGCCGCTATCATAATAATTATACATGATGGTACTATACATTGATCCCTCTGTGTGAAAAGGTGCTTCTATTGCAAAATCATTTGATGTGCTCACATCGTTATCCGTGAGTTTAGTTCTTTCTGTACCGGATAAATATACACCATACCCGCCGTTTTTTTCTCTCTCGAAAACGATGTCATTGTTTTTAATTTTGTGACGTCTGCCATTTTTTATATTGATTGCAATGAACGCCTTACACCCGTATATAGAAACGTTTTTAATGTCTAGAGTACCAGCAGAGCCGTCCAGTTCCATTGGATAAGCCGCTGGGTCGTAGATATTAAGTCCGTTCACTTTAACTGTTGATCCGGGATTGTTTCGTAAGGCGTTCAATTTTCCCTTTACAAAAATTTCGTTTTTGCTGAGTATTCTAACGTTTTTAGCGCTCCCGGCATTTATTCCGCCGCCCGCTTCAATATGGTTGTCTTTGAAAGAAATGTCCTCAACTTCTCCAGAAACGATAACCCCGTATTTCTCGGCTCCGCCTTTGAATGTGTTATCTGACACGTTCACTTTCTTAGAAATTTGAATGTTTAACGGTACACAATCTGAATTCACTCTATTCTCATTGAGCGTTATTTCTTCGGCTAGATATACGTGTATGCCCGTCTCCGTTATGTTATTAAGATCATTGTCCGTTACGTCGATCTCTTTACCTCTTATGGTCATGCCTTTTTTAAACCCTTTGATCTTGTTTCCGGCAATTTTAACCCGGTTTGCGTTGTCATAGCTCGGCGGCTGAATCGAATCAATCGCCAAGTCCCTGACTTCTCCGTCATTTATGATATGGTTGTCCACGATTGAAATATCTGTTCCGAATCCATATGATACCCGGTCATCGAAAAAGTTTTCGCTTATAATGGCCTTGCCTACAGCATGAGCTGTGAAGCATCCGCGCCCATTATCTCTAAACCGCGAGTTTTTTAGCTGTAGATTGTATGGATGGGCGTATTTTATGCCGTTCTCAGCATACCCTTCAAAGTCAATTCCAAGTTGCGGCCCTATTACATCACCGCCCGCCGCGATAAAATCGCAGTTGTTTATGAGGACGCCATCACAGCCGACAGCCGATAGATTATTTCGTCTTGCTGTTTCTAAATAACAATTGTCTACAGTGACATTTTTAGAAGGGATATACGTTTGCCCCGGATAGTTCATGTTACCTTTGTTTGTGATTAAAATATTGTCGCCTGTCATGTCCCGGGAACGGACGTTTATAATATTCACCCGTTCGCTACCATGCACATTAACACCGAATCCGAATTCGTGTGTATTCCTATTCTGTGTCACGGTTGAATAATCGTGTTCGTGCCTATCTCCAATGAGTTGGCCGCCCTCTAATGTGACGTTGTAAGCTAGTCCGATGTAGAAAACAGAATAGCCCTGAGCGTCATTAGCGTTGATCTTAAACACTGATTCCGGGTTCAATTTGTAATGCGTGTTCGAATGAAGGTGTATGCCGCCTCCGTTTTCGGTTGCGTATACATTTGATTCGTTCACTCCGTCGATCAGGAAGTTCCCCGGGGGTACCCACACTTCAAAATAACCCATGTTTTTTGCATACGTGAAAGCCTTGTTGAATGCCTCGGTTGTCGCTTCTGGCTCCTGAAAATCTTTGTTAATGCCCCATTCTTCCAAGTTAACAGGATAAACATGCGGAACAAGAATTTCTAAACCCATATTAGACAACCCCTTTTTAGAATTTGTCACCCGGCTTGTACGCTTTCAACTTTTCTTCTGATCTACTGGCAATCGGCAGACGAATTGTTTTCCTGTTACGTTCACACTCCACCAAAAGAAAATACAAATCATATTCCGGCTTGTAGATCGGCTCACTGCTGATAATTCTTGTAATAGTCTTGTCCAAGGTTTTCCACCTCCCCCTTGAACACAGTATACACTACAAATGATTACAACGTAACCCCTAAAATAAAAAAAGTGGCCCGACTGGGAACGGGCCGATTTTAGGACAGCTGACTACTTGTGTTGTTACTAGAGTATTTGTCCGGCCTAGATACGTCACCCCACCCGGCCGGGAAAGTGGGATAACGGTTAGTGTGGATGAGAACGATCCATTTTACCTGCACATTGTAACATCTAAAGACATCGTAGGTACATTATAGCACCTGTTGCAAATCTTGCCAAGCCCTTCCGTAAATTCTTGCATGTCTTTTGGTTAAAAATGAGTTGTCATATGACTTTTTCGGCGGCTTCTGCATCTTGCATATGAACGCTGGTTGCATTTCTCCGGCGGCTCTAACGCTTATTATGGCGTGATGTGCTGGAATTTTGTAAGCTTCTTCAAGTGGTACAGTATCCTCAAACCTATGCTTTGACATTTCGAAAGTTTTTGTATGGTCATTCATGAAGAGGAATTGTTGTACCCCACCGCCCTGTAGATTCTCCTGTAGGCTCGGCTGTAGCTTATTCCAGTGATGGAAGGCATAAATACTTCCCAAACGTTCCTTGCGCCCTTCTGTACCAATGCGCCCCATTAATTTTGTCAATCCTTCACTTTCGTATTGTTCCGGCTCGTTAAAAACGATGAAACAACCGTTTTTCTGTTCTTCCTTCGTCATGAGCAATCGGGTCATAAATGTTTTCAGTGTTATCCAGTGGACAAGAGTTTTTACGGCCAATTCCCCAAGACCTCTTCCGTTCGGAACCCGGATAATAATTACCTTACCCTCTTGCATCCACTTAGCGAAGTCCAGCTCTTTAAGAGGGTCTTGCGCGAATATGTCATATAGGCGTTCGTTGCCAAAGAAACGGTTTAAACGGTGCAAAATCGGGTCACATTTACTACCTAATTGCTCATTATCCCCCCACTGCAATAACTCGTTAGCAAGGCGGTTATTACCTTCGTTCAAAAGTTCTTCTATTCTGTCCGCCCTGTAATCTTCATCCTCGATGATCCGTTTAATATTGAACAAGCTACCCCTTGACGCTTTCGCCGCATCGGTCAAATATTTTTCTGACCGGGAAAGGCCATCAAGCTGTATGAAGTCAATCATTTCGTCAGCAAAACGGCTGGCTCCATTTCGGCCAAGTTTGCTAATTACCTCCGTCAAATCAAGAGGCGGGATAAAATCATCATCATTCATGTTCAGATCAATGATTCTTTCTGGCGGCAGAGCGTCGCGAATTCCATCGGCCATGCCGCGCCCGCCTTCCTCAACGATAGCGTCCGGGATGATAAAACTGATATTATGTTTTAAATTACAATCGACAACCCAATTTTTTATCGCTGTGTCCTTCCCGGCTCCTTGCCCTCCTATGAATGTGTACCCCCTATAGAAGTTGTCAGGGTTGGTAACGGGCATGTATACTGGTATTTTTTCTCCTTTGATTTCGGATTCTCCAAGATATATGCCGCTTTCATCCCTCATGACGGCAGGGATTTCTACCTCGACTTGTTTTTTGACGCTTAATGTATCAGCATATTTACGTTGTAAATCTTTCGGCGGCATCATCATAGCGAGTTTGTTCATTTCGTCGGTGCTGATTAAGTTAACGTTTCCGTCCGTTTTTGTCCGGGCGCTAACGGAAAGTGTGTTCATTTCGTTCAATATCTCTTCCCGGCGCTTCTTGAATCGTACTTTAACGCCCTGTAACTCATTTGATTCTGATAAGTCCGTCAAGCTCAACGCCAATGATTCTGCCATAGTGTCACGAGTCAATCTGTTTTTCGAATGAGCCGCCACCCTTATTCTGCTTTTGAACACTGGAAGGTTTCCTTTCTCATGAGAAAACCGGGTTGCGCCTATTTCATCTTGTATCGCATGGCCTTTCTTGATCACTTTTTCTTTCTTCATAGTCTTTTCCGTTTTGAAAAATGAGTTTGACAAGGCTTGTAAGGCGTCAGATAAGAGGCTGTTCACTTCATTTATGCATCCTGCAATAACGTTCTTCCCACCCGTTGTGAGCTTCTTAGCTGTTAGCGCCGGACGTTGCGGAACCTTACCACGTTTCACCTTCTCATACGCCCAATGAGCGTTCTTCACCCATTTTTGACGTGATTCTGATTCATTACACACACTGAACCGTGCAAAGTCTCCATCGTCTTGTAATTCATCGACCACATTCAGCAAGTTGGAAATAGGTGTTTTCACGTCATTGGAATTTGTGTTCAGCGTGAAAATATCGTGTTTCAGGTATCTCATTTCCTGCAAAATTGTATTCTCCAAAGGGACGGCCAACTCTTTCACGCTTGCTTCTGTTATAGTGGCGTGTACTTTATTTTCGATTTTCTTTTTGAGTTTATCGGCCTGATAACGGGTTGTGGATACATAAAACTCAACACTTTTACGGCCGTTTTTCATTCTGAAAATGATATCGTACCAAAAATAATCTTTCTCCCGGTACGTGAATTTCATACCGCTCTTTTCTATGCGGCTGAATGGCGAATCGTACAGCTCATACATTTTATGAATCGCTTTCCAAAGCCGCTTATTGTTATTCGTCACATCAGCATGAGGAATGATCCGATATGTCACATACTCATTCTTTTTGTATTGGAAGAAGTCAGACCATTTTATTGTTTCGATTTTCTTCTCTTTCCGTTTCCGCTTCGTCTCTTTAAATTCTGCGGGCAGACCGCCATTGTACAACACGGGTAAGTTCTTCATTTCACACCTCCAAGGATACATAAAGCCAGTATGAAAGCTCCGGCAAAGTACGCCAGCGGCTTAAACATGCCACCGCGCCCGATCATAGAACCCAATATGATCAACACGCCAGATAAAATAGCTCCGTAACCGATGATATCCGGCAAATTCATTATGAACCAATGCCCCAGATTAGAAAAAGAATCACTTATACAACCGCCCACCCATTCCCAAAACCATCCCGGGTTATCGCTTGCTTTCGGGTTGTATTGGTCAACTCTCCCTCTTTCGATAAACCATTCACCTATTTTTTGACCGTTTATTTTGATGTCCATGTGCCCCACCCCTTATATGCCTCTGAGGAAGTCCCGGACATCTACAGCATGTCGGGCCAAGATGTATCCACAGCAAACCCCGATAAGTATTTCAATCGCTTGTGTCCTGTTACCTAAACCCCATGCGGCTCCAGCGAAAATGATAACTAGAACAACCCCAGCATCGAATGCATTCATGATAGCCCCGTGAACATTACCGAACGTGCTGTCAATTCCTGCGGCTAGTGCACTCTTCGGCAAAATCAACAAAAACGGCAGGGACGCCTTTATGAATGTTCGTTTTTTTACCGGGAAATTTACAACGTCATCAACGGTAACGTTCGCCTTTCCTCTGTTCATAAATTCCTTAATTGTCATACTCTCGATTTTTGCCATTTCAACCATTCCTCTCATAGTTGTTAATCACAAGATGCGGGCATACTAAACCTACACAGAAAGGAGGGCACACATGCACTTTTTCATTAGTCTGCTTATCGGTTATATTGTTGGGGTGTTGGTGTAAAGATTCCGCCGGGCGGCCTTCTGCTCGGCTTTGCTCTTCTTTTCATTTCCTCCATGCGATCAGATGCCGTTTTTTGCACCTTCTCGGCCTCTCTGACGGGTTTTAAACCTTTCCGTGACTCAATGTCTGCCAAGATCAACTTTTTCACGTAGCCGCTAAAATTACGACGTGATACATGTTTCAAAATTAGTTGGTCATCAACATTCTTTTTGTTGAATGCGACAGGCTTGTTAAAACGATTCTTTTCGCTCATATCGCTGATACCTCCGTTTCTGTTTTCCGTCTTTGCTAAATGATATGAGCGATCATATCGCTTTATTCCAAGAAAAATAAAAAACCGCCCATCAGCCGGGCGGCAAGCGAAGGTTGGAAAGCTAATAGCGTAACTCGCTATTTAGCTTATGCGGCACAGTTCAAAAATATGCGCGTCCTTCATCGTTTTATTTTCTTGTATCTTTCACACAGAACGTCATGTAATTTTAAACCGCAACTGTTGCATAAATTCAGTCTTTGCTTTTGCTCACTCTCGATGAAAAAATCCACCGGGTTTACGTTGCATCCATCACACATTTTTACGACCTTCCCCATGCTGATACCTTTCATTCCGTTACCCCCTCAACCAATCAATAAACATGAATACTGCGGCGGCGATCATCATAAGAGAGAAGGTACAACAAACGCCAATTCTGACTCTTGATGACTTCGTTTTGTCGCTCGATCTCTTTACCTAGCTCCTCATTCCTGCGGCGAAGTTCTGCATTCTCTTCCTGTAAGTGATTTTCAAACATCACGCATACCCCCTAGTTTCTCCGTGTTTGTACCATGAATAATTTTCACCGCGATACCTGTATATCGTTCCGTGTAAGTCCAATTCTTCCCACACGTCTATTGTTATTGCTGTTGTTCCTTCGTTCAGTCCGAACATTTTCATAACCTGCTTCCATATCTGATATAGAGATAAATGCGGTACGGGATGTTCTACCCCATCGAAGTTATAACTAAAATTATCTACAGGAACCAAGATTCTGTCTCTTTTCCCATCAAACTGAACAAGAATAACAGGGTCAATCATTTCAATCAGCGTGTCAGAATCAACCTTCTTCACGTTTGTACCCCCTCAATTTCTCATAACGCTCAACGTCATGCATAGCGAATAACTTCGGCGTCATGGCTGTTTCTGTAATGATCCCTTCGACTGGCTTAGGAAACTCTAAATCAGTGCGATACTTCCTGTACACAAATTGTTTCCTGCGACCCCATCGCTCCGCCATACTCTGAATGGTTTGCAACGGGAAAAACTTTTCATCCAGATGGGCATTAAGAATCTGCCCGGCGTTGAATTCAAATTCGTTTGCGCTTTCCTTTTCGATTAAATTGCTTTTGTAGTTCTCCATGGTGTATATATCCTCCTCTTTTATCGAATGGCCCCAGTATTTTTTCAATGTCACTAACTTCGACATGAATGTTCATACCTTCGTCATCATGCCCAAATATATAATCGTCCCCAGCTCCCGTGACATAGAAGTCAATCCCGAAATATAGTTCCGGCTTACTTTTCAAAAATAAAACGACGTTCATGCCTACTAACCCTTGTGTGCTTCTGTATTGTGTAAGTGGTACTAATGCCATTTTTACCCCTCCAGTAAATCAAATATTGTCAACTGTCCTTCTTCTTCCATTGATTCAGCAAATGTTTTCTTTTTAGGCTTTTCTTTCTTCGGTTTTTCCTTCTTCGTTGTGTATGTGATTGTAACATGTCGTTTTTGCGGCTTCTCAGGCTCTCTGTGAGGTTTTTCTTCCACCTCGGGTATATTTATATTCTCTGGCTCTGAAACCTCCCTAGAAGGCTTAGAATCAACTTTCTGGAGAAACATGGTTTTAAAAGTCCCGATAAGTTTGCCGTTGAGTAAGTATACATTGAAAAAGTCGCTGTTTTTAGCCGGGCCAACCAAATACCTGTCTCCAATCCTGTACCCGCCTTTGAAATGGACAACCTCAGCCACATAAAGGCCGCCGCTTTCCTCTGGTTCAACTTCTGCCGCCGCTACTCTATGCATGGAATAACCGTCAACCGGGTTTTCTAACTCGACCTGTATCGGCCATATTTCCCCGGGTGCGATATGAACAATCTTTCCCCGGCCTTCAATATCGGGCGTTTTGATCATTACACTCTGCCCTATCTCCAAAACTCAGTGACCTCCTTGTAAAGCTCGGCCCGGTGCTCTATAATGAATTTACGCCGGGCCAGAGCTTGCTGTTTTGCTATACTCGGTTTAACCCCTCGCCCGCTGGTTTCGCCGCCAGCGGGTTCTATTTTTCTTCACATTCCTCAAATCTTTCCGCTGTAATTGATTCAGATAAGATTTTTTCAAAAAAATCATCCTGCTTTTCTTCTTCTAACTTGCGTTTTTTGTTGATTTCGTTAATTTTGTTCAATCTCTCTTGTAATGTCATTGTTTTACCCCCCTTACGATTACGTTGTAACCATATGATAACACCATGCGATTACGTTGTAAACCCCTTTTGCAAAAAAATAAAGGGCACATGGCCCTTTACTTCGTCAATCCGTTTTTCTTCAATGCTTCTCGCTGTTTGCGACCTTTCAAAGTCAGGTAGTTATTTTTGAAGCTTGTCCAGACCGTCACAACAATTGTAAACAGGACAGACACAGCATCATAAACCTGTTGCGCTGTAGTTTCATCTACCGGGATAGGCTCCAAGTTATCAAAAGATAACAATTGGTTAACCCATGCGATTAGAAAAAGAATCGTCCGTACTTTTGTACCTGTATCCATTTTCATTTTACTTCTCCTTTACCGTTACATATTTACTTGCCGCCGTGATGTACAGGCCGGATTTAAGCTTGTACATTTTCGAACCGTTCACGGTGACAGTTTTATCAATGGTGAAAGCTTCGTCCGGTTTAACTTTTTTATATCGGGCGTTCCAATCCGCTTTATTGTATACCCATAAGAACCCGTCTGGATTGTCTTTTACAATAACCATCTTTGTTTTCCCACTAGATGGCTTGTCCTCTTTCTTAGGTGCAGAGCCGCCGCTTTTCTTTTTCAGATTAAGGATTTCCGCGATACCTTCCGCATGACCCTCAGCCACATCATTAAGGAAAGAGTCTTTTTTGAGCAACGCCGCTTCATCTTTGTTGTCAATAAACAAGTTCTCAGTCAGAACCGCTGGCATACTCGTATTGCGAAGAACTGACAGGTCAGCCGCTTTTTCGCCTCGGTCTTTGATGCCGTACTTTTTGATGCGCTTATAAATGGCGTCATGTAAAACTTTTTGTTGTTGTCCCGTTGAGCTTGAAGCACTCGTTTTCACATAGCGGTATGTTTCGAATCCTTTTCCGCCCGGCGTGGCATTGATATGAACAGAAACGAACAAGTCTGCCTTTGCCGCATTCGCTTTTCTAGCCCGGTCAATCAACTCGTAAAATACATCTGAATCCCTTGTGAGTTTAACAGCCACTTCATAACGGGACGTGAGAATTGACTTTACTTTCTTGACGATTTTAAGGACGATATCCTTTTCTTTGATACCGTTCGCCGCCGCTCCAGAATCTTTTCCGCCATGACCTGCATCCAACCAAACTAATTTACTCATATTCTTTCACTCTCCTTCATTAGTTCTTTACAAGGTTCCATACAATTGTAAGTATACCACCTACTACAACAGTTGAGAGCGTGGAAATGATAGCTCCTGTGATAGTTCGCTTTATCCAAGTGGTGTTTTCATGGATTTTAGACAAGCTTTCAGTAACGGCTTGTATTTGTTGATCGTGTCGGTCTGATGTTCTCTCCAGTAAGCTGATACGCTGTTCTTGACTCTTATCATTTTGTTTCAACTCTATGATATCCTGTCTCATTTGCTCCATGGTGTTGACCTCCTGCAATTCCGGCATTTTCTTCATCCCCCTTTTATTGTAATACCCTTTTTAAATAAAAAAGCCGCGCCGCAAAGGGCATCGGCTTTATTTCTATCTACTCCGGTTGTGGTTCTCCTACTTCTGCCGCTAAATCATCCGGCATTCCTGCCGCCGCTAACTTATTTTCTAATTCAGTAATCCGGGCTTTCAATTGGTCATTTTCATTCTGCGACATAGCATACATAGCCTGTAAGTGCGCTATTTGGTCATTGGCTTGTCCTAGCATGGTGTTGAGTGCGCTAGCTTTCCGGTTGTATAGCTCTTCATTTTCAGTTAGCTTAGTCATTCCATGCACCCCATGGGTAAGACATGATCTTATCAGCTTCTTCTTGTGTTAAATCTCCAGCATTAACAGCTACCCGCAATAACTCCTCTGAGGCTGTACCGTCAAGCCAAGAATCTAGGAAATAACCATATAATAAACTTTCACTCATTTGTTCCACTCCCCTCACTGCCAACGCTAGATGATGAACGTTGCTCTAAATACATTTTGTTAACGAGAGTTCTCAACTTCTTTAATTGTTGTTCCGGCGATGTTTCTAGAACCTTGTCTTTGACTTCCGGGTTGATAATTTCCGGTTCTAACTTCATTTATTTTACCTCCTCTTATTCGTCAATATCCGGGGTGCCTATCTCCCCTACAGGTTGCGGCTCGACAATTACAGGTGGTTTTCTATCTGGCTCCCTGTCCTCTTTTTCATACAAGAATATTGTACCCTCTCTGGTTCCATTTGGGAATACCGTTACTGATACCGGGTACATTATGAGGCGTTCGTTTCCTTGGTAGTCGCAATATCCTTCCCCATCCAAATAAGCTTTGCAAAGACTCCATGACACCTTTTTTGTTTGGACGTTCATGTGCAGATACAGCATGTATTCTACCGGGTAAGTATCATCAGGTGTTAAATCAAAGCTAACTTCCTCCACCGGGAAAACTTCTTCATCACCTTTGTGAAGTTCTCCTGCCGATACTTCTATACCTGTCTCGGTCTCTTTTATTTCTGATGTTAGATACCAAACGGCTTTTCTGTTAACAATTTCAATCATCTTAATTCCTCCTTAGTTCACTTCATAGAAAATTAAAAATCTAACCTGAAAAGTACGTCCTAGAATACCTGTAGAACTACCTGTCCCCCTCACATAACAACGAAAACCCGATGATGATTGCGAGGTGATTGTTGCGTGAACGTGGTCAGAATATCCGCCGAATACTGTCGGAACAACCATGAAGATGTTTTCACACTCAAAAGGCGGAGGTATATCATTATATTTTGAGGCGTAAGCGTCTCCTTTACTTGGCATAACAAAGTTATATTGATATAGCATGACTGACATGTTAGTTTGCAAGGCTCCGTGTATATCTGTGATTGAGTAGTGTGGTGCGCCTGCTATTACTGGTTGTATAAGCCCACCAGCTTGTCCGGCATTTCCGACGTGCATTGTCACTTGTCCGGCGACGTTGTCATTCGACGGGTCTAAATATATTCCCTGACCGTTTTTTGACATTATCATGATTTTCCCATCCGCTGTTAGTTGCCACCCGTTAGCGAAATGAGAATATATGCTAGTATTCCTTGTGTCCATTTGAACATTATATGATCCGGGTACGCTATTGTAATATGAATGCAATGACATCCTATTCACTCCGCCTAATTTTTGTCTGAAAATAGATTTAGGCGCATTTACAACGTCATCGTCATTACAATACATTTGTATTTCAGAATAACCAGTATCGTTTTTATTTCCTGACATATATAACGAACCGTCTCTTAGTGTCATTTCCCTTAGTGGCTCATCTGTCCCGGTGTCTCGCCCTCCGTATACCATTGTGACGCCGCCGCTCGTTATTGTTAAATCGTTATATGTTTTTTTTGGCGTTCCGCCATAGTTGATAGTATTCACACGCTGATAAATCTTGTCACCTTCGATGTACGAAGTGTATGCGGACGATTCATTCAACGGCTCGAAACGACCACCACGAATTAGGGAACCCGTGATATTGATTGCGTTGATTGTCCCGGACGTAATCAAATCGGCAGACAATTCTTTAATCTTGGCGCTCGTGATGGCCGCATCTTTGATGTTTGCGGTATCGACAATAGCTGTACCTAAATGGGCGTTTTTGATGGCCGCGTTCTGAATGGCCGCCGAACCAATTGCCGCATCTGCGATATGGGCGGAATTAATAGCGGCGGATTGAATATAGTCACTGTAGATAGCTCCATCAACAAGCATAATATCATAAGGGCTGTAACCATAATCTTTAATCTCGGTTCCTTTTCTGACCTGAACCTTACGAATGACGAAACTGCAAGGCGTTACGTTTCCGTTTCGGTTGTATCCTCCAAACCCCAATGTAAATTTAGATGACGTTTCCGGCGCTGTGAACTGTAGATCAACTCTTACAAATTCATCAGATGGATACGCGGAAATATCTTTCAATGAACTGCTCAAAAGCATGAATGTATTGTCTGGCTTTTTCAAGTGTATATAACTTAAATCCGTCGTATTGTTCCTCTTTACTTCAAACGATAATGTATATATCTGCCCCTGTTCTAGCGGCATCCTTTGAATATTGTTAGGCGCTTTATTTTGGCCGCTTATACCAAATCGTAGCCTTGTTGAATCATCTATAACCTGTGTAATGGTCAATTCATTAAATGTTTTATCTGTTACTGAATGCTTTGTGTTTGGATAGTCGTAAAACTGAGATGGCTTCAATAACGAACCCGGAAATATATTCCCTTCATCAAAGCTACGTGAAATTTTGTCCGCTGTTACTGCTAAATTCGCCAACTTGTCCGCCGTGATCGCTCCGAATAAAATGTCATCATTCATTATTCTTTCTGATTGGGCGCTATATTGGTCGGACATGTCGCTTTCCGTCTTGTGATAGTTAACGGTCGATAAACGGTAGTACCACGTTTCATTATTCCCTACCTTGTGCTCGTATCCGCTCATTTTCCCTTCAAAAATTATGTCATTGTCCGTCGGTGTAAATCCCGGCGTTTTCGAAGCGTAAACCCTGTACCCTGCGATGTAGCTGGATGGGTCATAGTTCCAAGATAGAAAAATACTCTGGAACATAGATTTAACCGTTATGTTAGATGGCTTAGGCGGCTTTTTATCCGGGAAAGCTCCATCGGTAACTTCTGTGATTCCTCCGCCTGTGTTCCATTTGCCCTCATTCTTCTTGAAACGGTCATTAATGGCCCCGATCTGTCTTTCGATATCATCCAAATTAAGATACTCACCCAACTCAATTGTTGCGCCTTCTTCTGGCCTGTCCGTGAAATACGTCATTTTAATGACATCAGCCTCTAATTCTATCGGCGTAGCAAACTCTCGGTCTAGGATAATACAGGTGTCGCCAAGCTTTACGTTCTTGGGCGCAACCTCAACGTTATAGTTGACGATCGCCTTTGAAACGTTGTTGATCAAGTCATAGTAAGCCGCCTCAATCAGTTCTTCCGGTGTCGTGATATCCTCATTTTGCCAGCGTGTCCAACGATGACGGAGGGAACCATCTGGCATAGGACGACCGAACACTTTCAATAAATCCGGGTCACCTATCCACGCTTGGCCCGCTGGCTTGTCCACAGGGTCTCCAGCCGCTTTGCTCCAGACAACGTCTTTGATGTCTATGTATCGTGTGTAGCCACCTGTGGCGTTGCCGTCCTCATCTGTCATTTCCAGACTAGCTCCGTATGGGTACAATGCCGTTTTCGGGTACCCTGTGATATTTCTTCTGATGCTTGTTATATCCTTGTCATGTTCAAAACGGACGCCGTTAGCGGCGCCGCGTCTTTTCAAGCTCTTTATAACACGTCTTGTTATCTCGTTTCCGTCAAATTCGATTGTATCTTTGAAGTAGCCGCCCCATGTTTGGAAAAACTGGATGACGGCCTCTTTTACAGACACTTGATAAAAACTATCTGACGCCCTCATTTGTAAATCTGGATCGACTTCACCTTCATACCGGGTTCCCTCTAAAAGTAAATCTAGGGCCTCCTGCGGCGTTTTATCGGTAGGGCGCTTATTCTCGATAAAGTCATCATCCAACTCGTACCAAGCAGGTTCACAAGTGGCTATGATATATCTGCCGTCTTGTTCAGATCGCCCTAGCTCCGTATCTATAATGGTGAACATTCTGTAATCTCCGCCGAATTGTTCCGGCTCTTTGAATATGACTTTATTGTCATTAATCACATACTTACTATTAGGATGGCTTGCATCTGCGTAAAATTGGTACGTGGCCGTTTCTCCGGGCGAAAGAGGCTCCTCAAACGATCCATTCCAGTACCTACACCCTCCGGCGTCCCTATCCCCCGTCAGAGTGGTTAAAAGCACTTCAAAGTTGCTCATTATCCATATGTTTTTTGACAAGCTTCTCACCTTCTTATAAAAACTTTTCTGTAAATACTATTGTACTAGGTTGTGTGGCTTTTAAATAGGTGTTGACTTGCGGCTTTAACTGAATCCAGTCAGACTGGATCAATAAAGCTGGCATTATATCCTGCCCATTGAGGGTTACAGACCTTTCATGACAATCAATAACTAATGTGTCTCCGGTATTGAATCCATATTTCACCTTCAAGAATTTCACGACCGTTGAGCCATCGAGAAGTTGCATCTCGTATTCTGTAGCGCTCGTGCTAAATACGCACCTGATTGTAGGGTTAGTGACGGCCAATCCTGTATTTTTCACAGGTGTGGAGGCTGTTGTCACATCCGTCGTTACCTCCGGGCCGTATTTTAATGGGTCTTGGCAATAAAAGTTCAAGGTTACTTTGTGGAATCCGCCCTTCTCATCACCTTCTGTAGCGAATTCATAACGGCCGTAATATGTCCGTGATGGTTCATCCGAAAACGTGATAGGAACGTCTGTATCCCGGTGTAGGAGGAAATTCAAATATTCAATACGGCGGCGCAAATCAGTTTCAGTGCCGTCACCGAATACAATTGCATCTACTTCCAACTCGCGGGCTGGCAAGCTCTCTGTCGTGATAACTCCGCCGTCTACCCCTGCAATCGTTCTTTTCCCCATTTCTATTGAGTATACAGAACGGCCCCTGACCTCTTGGACTAAAAAATAGTCCGTGAGGTCTTGGCCGTCGTACATCATCGTAAAAACTTTGTCCAGAATGTCATATATATTCATCGTCTTTTCCTCTTCCTTCCTGTGAATTCTCTGACTGGTTCCTCTACAGCTCGACCGACTTCTCGTTTGTCCATCTGGATGATTATATTTTTCTCTGGCAAATCGAAGTTTTCAAGACTAGCATTGACGGATTGTTCTACCATTCCGCCACTGTATGAGCTGTTTACAGCCAATTCCGGCACTGTTGGCACTTCTGGAACCGCTGACTTAGCAAGTGATGCGGCGGCCTTCGTAACCATTCCTTCCGTTCCTGTGATACCCTTTACAAGCCCCGTGCCGATGTGGTACCCGATTTCATCACGCATGAGCCTAGAAGGTGAATGAATGCCAAGGATTTTCTTGATTGTTTTCGGAATGGCGTTTGTCAAGCGTGAGAATGTGCTCGTAACTCTTCCCCACATGCTCGTTACTCCGTTGATAAGCCCTTGCATAATGTTCCTACCGATAGAACCTAGGTTGATGCCTTTGAAGAATGACATTACACTATTCCAGATACTTTTTATCTTGTCTTTAACCTTGTTCATGATGTTTGTAACGGACGATTTTAGGGCGTTGAATGTACTGGATGCCGCTGATTTTAATTTATTCCAGACGTTTGTAACTGCTGTTTTAACAGCATTCCACACTGTAGAAAAAAGCTTCTTTTGTCCGTTTAGCCAAGAAGTGAAAAACGATTTCAAACCGTTCCAAACTGTCTTTCCTACAGAGACAATACCTTTCCATACTTTGGTAACTGCTGTTTTGACGGCGTTCCAGATGGTTGACCATGTCTTTTTCTGAAAGTTTAGCCATGCGGTAAAGAAGGTTTTCAAACCATTCCAGACGGTTTTCCCAGCATTAACAATGCCATTCCACACGCTGGAAAGGAACGATTTTATACCATTCCACACTTTGGACGACACTGATTTAATAGTGTTCCATACAGTAGTTACTATTTTTTTCTGCATTTCAAAATTTTTCTTTATCAGTGTGACAAGAGCTTGCCATACAACTGACGCGGCTTGCTTTATTTTGTTCCAAGCATCAGAAAGCCATTTTGACACGGCGCCCCAAATTTTTACCGTATATTCTTTTATTTTGTCCCAATTTGCAATGATAAGAGCAACCAAAGCAATGACCGCCGCCGTTATCCAACCGATAGGCCCCATAGCGATAACCCAAGACGCCGCCATCCTCGCCGCATTTGCCGCCGCCGCCGCCGCAAGAGCCGCTAAACGAACGCCGAATGCTATCATTTGCTTGATTCCTGCCGCTAACATAGATGCAAAGGCGCTGATTCTTGCCGCTGTCCAAGCCGCCGCCATTTTCACAGCGTTTGCGGCGGATTGTGCCGCCATGATAGCCATATTTTTGATCCATAGGCCCATTTGGATAATGCCGTTTTTCAATGCTGTGATGAAAGATGTGATTTTCATTTGTGCGTATGATGCCGCCATCTTGACAGCGAACGCCGTTTGTTGCGCCGCCGCTACGACTAACTGCTTTAAATACGCCGCCATGATTGACATTTGAAGTCTTAATTTCGTGCCGAACAATCCAAGCTGTGTAATCATGTTTGTAAATTTCGTTTTTGCCATCTGCGCCGCCATCAGAGCATTTGTCTTTGTGAATAGCTTCATGTCTGCGATGGCCGCCGCCAATTTAATCCCTGCGGCTGATGTCTTGAATTTTTTGATTAGATCTATGGCCTTCCCGATGGATGAGAACCCACCGAATAGCGTTTGAAACGAAATGATCACAGGTGTTAAAGCTCTGAGTGCTCCCCCTAGAGATATAGCCACGGCCATAAACTTACCGATTTCCGGGTGCGCTTTCGTAGTGGCCGCTGTCCATTGAGCGAACGAATTGACCATCTTCAATACTTCCGAACCTACCGGAGCCATCGCTACAGCTAAATTGATAAGTGTTTTCGCGATTTTCCCGAGAGAATCCCACACTATAGGGCCGTTAGTACGAATGTAGTCGATAAAGCTCTTGAATTCCTTAGAATCCTTGGCGCTCGCCGCCCATTCCTTAAATCTGGCTGTAAGGTTGACTAAAGATGTCATCATATCCGCACTCAACGGCGCGAACCCGGTGAATAAGGAAGTTATCCCGGATGATAAGTTGCCAATGATTTTCAGCAACTTAGGCCCGTTAGTCTGCACATAAGCTATGAATTTCTGGAATTTCACCGATGATCCAAGGCTTGCAGACCATTTCACCCATGCCGCTGTAGCTCCTTCGATGCTCTTTGTCATGTTCTTTCCGAGTGGCCCGAATGCCACCATTAAATTCATCACAGTTCGAATGATGTTACCGGATATCTTACCAAAAGATACAAACGCGCCCGGTGCTTCTGTATTAAGATAATTAATAAAGTTCTTCATGTCCGGCGCTTTGAACGCGTTTTGCATACTCTTAGCCAGAGATTCTCCACCTCTAGCTAGTCCTCTGAACATCGGTTGCAACTGATTTAGAACACTCTTGAAGGTGTTTAGTGATGTTGTGAACGTTCGGAGAATTGGTTTTTGAACCGACTTAGCGATATCCTGCCAATTGCTTTTGAAGTCCTCTAGGGTGTCGAGTGCTTTTCTTTCTTCCTTCCCGAGTGATGCTTGAAGGTTTTTGATCTGTTCCATTATCTTTGCGCGTTCTTTCGCGTCTGTAGCATCATCCAGCTTCGCTTGTAGCTTGTCCAAGTCTTGTGATGCTTTAATGACTCCGCCTATTGACGTTGCCGCTAACGCACCGTAAGCGACGGCTCCTGCCCCCGCTGTTGCAAATGCACTCCCAAGCCCTGCGGCTCCACCTGCGGCCACTCCAAGCATAGGCCCAAGTGAACCGACTACCCCTACCAAACTAGCGGCGGCGGGAACAGCGGCGGGGAACGCTGACATAAGCGCACCCCGTAAAGCTCCACCTATGACGGTAGAAAGCGAACCCGTGATACGAGCAAGGCGGTTCATTGCATTTTCAAATTTTTCTGTTCTGGAATCGACCGTTACCGTGACACGGTTTGCGGTTGTCCTTACGATCCTGTTGACGGCCGCCATTTTACGCTGAAATTCTCGTATGTTGGCCGTTACTACCGCCTGTAAGCGTGCTCCTTCCATGTGGCATCCTCCTATTTAGGTGTGAATTTTAGTCCGCCGGATGCCATGAATTCATTCCATGCTTGCTGTTCTTTGGCCGCCCTCTCAGCCTTTTTGTTTATGTCCTCATCAGTTCTAGCTTTTTTCCATTCTCCGTTACCATCAATAAACATTTTCCTAGCCTTTTCAGCGTCGAAAATCTGCTTTTTTTTCAATCTTCCCTTTTTATGCTGTGCGAACCTATTAAAAAGAGCCACTTGCGCGGCCCTGTCTAATTCATCTATTTGTCTCATTGTCGCGCCCTGTATTAAGGCCTCGTATTCGTTCCAGTCCCATGACATGATGGTCTTTATGTCAGTTACTTTTAAATACTGTTGGGCGTTACGAATGATTTCTTTGAAATTTATTTCTTTCCTTTTTTCTTGGCCTCCGGGTTCATTTCCTCCCGGATTTTCTTTATTTCCTTGTATTGCTCCATACCCCGCAACACTAGCTCCTTCTCTTCCACGTCCTCTATCGTTTTCGCTTGGGATTCCAGCGCTTTGATGATGGAATCGTTCTTCTTCCAGTAAGCCCGCACAGCTCGTTTGAAAAAACCTGAGTTATCCAATGCTTGGAAAGCTTGATTGAATGCTTCATCAATATCCATATCAGAAAGAGCTTGTCCAATGTCATCTAACGACGGAACTTGCTCATATCCAGCGAATGCACAATCCCAGAAGTATAACAAAGCGTCGTAATCATCACGAAGTAAACCTTCGTAAATCACTTCATATCCCGGCGTTCTATCCTCTTCCTTGATTGTTCTTCCTTTTACCTCATATTCCTGTTCTTTGACTTTTTCATATTTCTCTTTCGCTTTTTTCATGAAAGCAAAATCAACTTTACCTGTAAGGATTTTGTCACCGATTCGTAGTTCTAACATGTGTTTTACCCCTCTCATTTTTATTACACTCTTATTCTACATGAATACCTTTCCTTTTTGAATACAAAAAAAGAGCGCGGGAATTAACCCGTGCTCTCTGCTGGCAATGTTTTCGTGACGATCTGAGACATTGGAGACTCGCCGCCCGCATTCACTGCCGCTACATTGACAGTTAACTGCGTATCTGGCTGGATTCCTGTCAATGTATGTGATGTTGTTGTGACGTTTGCGTCTAATTTCTTTTCTGCGCCTCTGTATACATTGTATGAGTCTGCCCCTTCTACCGCATCCCACTTTACTGTGACGCTGTCAGTAGTGGCCGTATACGTTAGATTCTGGGGCGCATTAGGGAGCGGGAACAGTTCCCGGTGCTTCACCTGTAGTTTGTCCCGGTTGCTGGAAGTCGTAACCGCCTTTAGATACATTAACGATCTCTTCTGGCAATGTGTCGATCTCCCCGTTTTTAAGCTCTCCAATAACTTGAAGGGAAATAGAGATTTCCACAGCTCCCTCGACTCCGTCGCTGTACTCGCGGCTTTCGATATAAGCAAAACCAAATTGTGCATCATATTTGTCATTTTCATTTTTCACAGTGTCAACACGCCAAAATTTAATCTGCTTTCCGTTTTGGTAAGCGTCCTCGATAGCTTTTTGGCCTGCATCGCCGCGTTTCCCATAGTAAGTAACCTCTCCAGAATCAGCGACCGAACCCGGACCTAAAATACGGCCGTTCTTTGTTTGTTCATCGAATAGTTCTCTTTCCCCACTTACAGAACCATCCGTTTGATATGCAGGGAAAAGCGGGGCTGAACCCGTTGCCGCATCAATGCTCTGGAATAAATACTTGACATCTTGTCCCATAATAGGCGTTTCTGGCATTGTTATTTCCTCCTCAATTGTTGTTTATGGTGAATCTAACCTTTATAATACCATGTTTCGTCACTCCGTCGGTATCAGTAATGACTTGAGCCAATACTAATTTTTTAGCAACGAAAGTAAACCCCTCAAACATTAGAGGTTTGTACGTCAAAGCCTCTAAGACACGTGAGGAAATGTCTTGCGCTTCTGCCCTCGTTGTGCCGCCCCATACATGAAAATCCATTGTAATGTTTTCCCCGAATGAGCTTTTGGTTTCAAACGGTGTACTCGATTGATCTCCTATGACCACATACGGGTACGGGTCATCTTTCCCCGGCGACTCCGTTACTTGATTCACCATTTCCATAAGTGGCTGATAACTCTCTAAGTTCTCAACAGTCGCCTTCTGTAATGCTCGTGAGGCTAGTTTCCATGTCATCCTCTCAACCTCCTCATTTCCCGCTCAAAGTATTCGCCGCCCTCTTCTACGGCGGGCCAGAAAAACGGTTGAGCAGGAGCACCTTGCGTTCTGACGTAGCGTCCTAGTTTCGGGCTGTAGTAAGTCCAAGGCGTCTTTCTGCCGTTTCCATCAACTGCGTAGATTCCCGTTCCGTACTCGACGTATATCGCGTATTCTGCGCCGACTGTAATTTCAGCGGTTAGTCCATTGTTTTTGTAATCAATCTGAATCGAGTTTTTGAGATTCCCTTCGTCTACAGGCGCGAGTGAGGCGGCAAGTCCGGCGATCTTTTCTGCTGTTTTTATGATGACTTGCTCAACTTGTGTGAGCACATGCCCGGAAAATGTTCTGACGTTCCGGGACATGATGCGTCTCCAGCTAGGGTCGATTCTAACCGACATAAGCGCCATCCTCTTTGCCTTTGATTCTCGTTATCTCCTGTAAGCCGGATAAATCCACAGGATCACCGATGAATGTAACGATCTTACCCCGATAGATCACACGCATTTTCTTATCAATGCGATCATCATACGGTGTGTAAATGTTGTACCCTATTGGCGTTTGCAACTGCTGGGCCTTGTAATACTCTTCTTGCGATATGGGCTGTACGTGGGCCGCCGCTGTGAATTCATCCACCCATTTATACGTTTTGCCGCCTTCTCCGTTTGACTGCTCTACATACGACTGAAAGGTGATGACGTCCGGGAATTCCTCGTACATCTTACCGCGCCATCTTTCTGTATGGATTGAGTTTTTTCAAGATCGTACTAGGTATTTCGGTCGCAAAGTTGTATGACACAGTGTCCATAGATCGTCCTGTCAGCCCTGCATTCGTCATGTAGAATTGAGCGGCCTTCGCAACGAAAATCAACACTCCAGAAGGGATACTCTCGTTACCGTCTTTATCAATAAATGGGTTGTGGCATTCATCTTTTGCAAATTCAACAAGTAGCGGCACCATTTCCGTTAAATACTCATCATGCTTATCGTTCGTGATGCTCAGTAATCTTTTAACCCTCTGAATGTCCATATTTTAGCCCTCATTTCTTTTTGGGTGGCTTCCGGGTAGATTTACCCTCCGAATCCTTTTTAGGCTTCTGTGCGCCCTTCTGACGCTTCTCAGAGGCTTTCTTTTCTTCCTCTGCTTTCCTTGCGGCTTCTTCACGTTCTTTTTCTCTTTGCTTCGCAATAATGAATGTTGTAATATCTACAGCCATTTTATTATTCTCCTTTCAAAAAAAGAGAGGCGTTAGCCCCTCTTCTCTTTTTATGCTTGTAGTCTGTGTTTGAATTGAACGATACGGATTTTCTTAGGGTCGTACACGCGTTGCCAGTTCGCACCGTTAGCAAGTTCTTCGTCCGTAGGCGTTGTTCCCGCCATAGCGTTTTCTGTGAATTTTACGCCGCGCGGGTGTAAAACAAAGTGTTTACGGTTGATAAGAATATCTTGGGAACCGAGAGCGTTACGGGCTGTTTCTGTTGGTACTTCCGGTTGTCCTTCTGCGTATCCTAGAGCACCAGCTCCGAACAAGTAAGATGTGAATACCTTAGTTCCATCTTCAAGCGTTTCTACTGGCATAGAATCATCTACGATTACACGCTTATTCATGTATGTCGGGAAACGGATACCACTTTGGGAATCTTTGACAAACTCAATCAAGTCTTGTTTAACTGCGCTTGCCATCGTAGCAGAATGCATACCGATAGCTGTAAGTAAGCTTTCATGATCTCCAAGCTTGTAAGATGCATCAACGAAAGTTTCCGCTGAATAAATACCGTCAGCCGTTCCAGAGATATCGAGTTTGTTGTCTTTCATATCATCGTTAGAGAACACACCTGCAAGTTCAGCGAAAACAATCTTTTGCATTTCGCGCGCCCAGTATGCCGCTACACGGGAGCCGATAGCCTGCATTGGGTCAGAACCGGAAAGTGTTGCCGCTAAATCGTGAGAACTCCAAGCGTTACCGCGAAGGATAAGGACAGCTTTATCTTGTCCAGCGTTGATTTTTTGCGGTACAAGGTCGTCAGTGTCGTTCAACACTTGGGAATCTCCGTCTAGGTCATTCCAGTACGGCATGTTTAAAGTGCTACCGCCGCCCGCTTTTTTTGCAAGTGCATTCAATTCGTCATCTGTTGCCGCAATTCCTGACTGGAAGAAGGCAGAAAGTTGTGTTGTTGTGTTAATGACGTACGGGTTAAATAACTCCGGTACGATAACATCTGAAATTTTTGTGTATGCCATGTTAATTTCTCCTTTGGGTTTAAATTATATTATTAAGTCGTTCCGCCGCCGCTTGATTGTTCAAGAGCTTCTAAACGACTGATAATATCGTTGTATTGTGCTTCTGTTCCAAATCCGTCTGCACCTTTTGCTCCTGTATCACCTTTTGGCCCCGGGTCGCCTTTTGGCCCTTGTGGCCCTGCTGGCAACTGGATATTTCGCAAGAAACGCGGTATACGCTTAGACATCTATTGCATCCCCCTTACTGTGCTTCTGCTTGTAGCTTCTTCGCTAATTCCGGGTTTTCTCTGAATAAGATGCCTTGCTCTGTGAGGTTGAAATCCGGGCCTTGTTTGAATGGGTTTTTCTTAGTTGGTAGGCCTCCTAAGTCTGCACCTTTACCCGGTGGCGGTGTTCCTTGTACGCCTCCGTTTGGCTCTGTACCTTTAAAGAGATAGTCCTCTTGTTCTTTCAAAGCCTTAATCTGATCTTCGAATCCTAATAGCTTGTCCCCATCGAGTTTGATGGATTCAGTGTCTAATAGAGCCTTTACAGCTTTCGGATTCTTCGCACCGCTATCTCGTAGCGCTGTTTCTAATGCGTGCTCATATTTGAGCTGTTGCTTTTCCGCTTCAAACGCTTGCTTTGCTTCTTCATTTGCTTTCTGTAAGTCTGCGATTTTAGCAGATAGTTCGTCATGGCCTGTTGCTTTTGTGCTCAATTCCTGCAACTGTTGGTCACGGTCTGTCAATTGTTGCTCTAAAGACTTCTTCTCACTGTTAACAGCGTCAAACTTTTCTTTCGGGATGAAACTTCCGTCGCTAATGTCGACTAATTTAGCGCCTTCTCCCAACTTAGCCAATACTTGGCCGTACAACTCTTCACCTAACTGCTCTTTCAAACTCATTTCATACACTCCTCTTTGTCCTTTTTATGTTTTTTGACGTGTCACACCTCACGCATTAAGGAATACGCTTAGTTTTACCCCAAGCCTTAAATGGGCGGTAAAAACGGACTCCGGGAATTGAACCCGCGCACTGACACCAGCCGTCCGTATAATTTAAAAACACGGGCTAGGATTTGCACCTAGCATGTACGGGTTTCCCCTCTGTATCACGTTCGCGACCGTGCCCGTACCGAGGTTTATTGCGTCTACCTATTCCGCCACCGTGTTTCGTCCGGGCTATCCCCGAACCCTTCGCGACCCTCGACCACCCACTATGCCGCTTGTGCCACCTCATGAACGTGACACCACCCGTTATTTATAATTATTTAATCAAGAATGTGCTAGTGTAGAACGTTCCGTCTGACTTGACGAAGTTGCCTTTTGAGTCGTAGCGGTAAGCCTCAGCTTTGAAACGGTATGTGCCGCCTTTAGCAAAGTAATCTAAATCCCATTCATCGTATTTCTTCTCATCCGGCTTTAATGGGTTTGGAGAATCATATCCCTGATCTACCCATTTGCCGTTTACAAGCCGCTCTAATCGTAGATAAGGCCCAGCGATATAGCTGTTGTCATTCTTCACTGCTACTTTTACACTTGCATCTACACCCTTTGTAAAGTTGCTCTTTACCGGGTTTGCACTTACTCCATAACCTGACGCCATTTCAATTCCTCCGTTTCAATTTTTGATTTTTATTTAGTTCCCTTTGCGCGTTTGATTCCGTGCCGTCGTTCTCACCGTCCCCATAAGTAAGTATCTTGGTGGCCTTCGGAGGGCCTGTTGTGGGTTCTGTAGGTGATTTTATGTCAAGCGCTTGTTTAAGCGCATCAACAATACGTTTGTCTAAATCTTTTAGAGATTGCTCTACAGCTTTTTTAAAGTATACTGTCTGAGGGTTTATAATTTCAGCCTCGCCTAGATCAGCGCTAGCTAGTTTGTCTCCGAAAAGCTCCTTATCACTCATAACTGGGAATGGCTCTGCTTCTTTAACCCCTTTTTCAAAGCCTTCACTCATTTTCTTGCCGATTTCCAGAGCTTTAAGTGTGCCGCTTGTGATTTTATCTGCGTCAATGTCTTTGATCTTGGCGTTATTTAGGTCACCTAAAACATTAGGTGCTTTGATTCTCGCTGTCATAAATGGTGCATTAGGGATTTTAGCCCCTACAGTATCCGCGATTTCTCTGAAATCGTGGCAGTAATGCACCCCTGCGCCGTTCGGCATTTCTTTGAAATCATAATCATAAGCTAGTCTCTCAACGTGCCCTTTGATGCGCTCTTTCAGTTCGTCGTGTTCATCATGAAGAGCATCATACGACTTCTCCAGCTCTTTAAACTCTTGATACAGGTCATCAAGCTCGCTTTTGATGTGTTCGGCGTTTACGGTGACTGTGAGCTTGTCCGACTTTTTGGCTTTGAGGGTTTCGTTTTCTTTTTTCAATTCGTCAATTTCTTCTTGGTAAGCGTCTGCCCACTGATTCAGAACCATGCAAGCATTTTTAATGCTGATTGTAGGTTCGTCTTGCTCGCGCTTCTCATTTTCCTCAACGGCGTTAACGTACCATCCTGCGAATGTTTGAGATAGATGCCTGAGTTTGTCGTTATCGGCTTTGAGTTGTTTGTTTTCTTCGTTAAGCTTGTCCACTTCCCGCCTAAGATCATCGTTTTCCGCTTGCAGTTGCATAACCTTGTTTCTCGCCTGTAAGTTTTCGTCCCTTAGGCGATCAACGCATTTCTTTTGCCACGGATCAAGTTGTTCATACGCCAATGGTTCTCTGTCAAAAATGTCAAATCCTTTGTACTCTGGTTTCGCCATACTCTTTTTCGCTCCTTTAACCCCTGTATTTCTTACAAACTATATTTTCTCTCATTCTGGCAAAATGACAAGTAGGTTTATGACTTCTGAGCACCGCACATAATAATATATTTTTATTGTTCTCATTGTTTATCATTGTTGTTTATATTGTTCTGTGTCTTTTCTGTGTCTCTTTTGCTGTCTTTTTTAGTGATTGCCTATGTGTCACAAACACTTATGTATCAAGGGTTCAGGGTGTCTTTTACCCTGTCGTTTTTGGTGTCGCTATTTTTAACAGTATTTTTTTCGCGTGTTTTCTCAGAAGCACGAAAAAAACCGACGCATTTTTACGTCGGTTAACTCGCTTTTTTCTGTTTTTCCCACTCTGTGTATGGGATGTATTTTATAACGCGTGTGGAGCCGTCTGAGAGGCGTGCACGACGTACCGAAGGTATTTCCCCATCAATAACGTAAATCAGCGCACAACGGCAATTACAATCGTCTTTAGCCATGTGCATGTGACCGGGGGCCTTACCTACCCCACCGTAGATGGATTTAAAGTTTTCGTCCATGTTGATGATCTTGCCATCCAGTTTTCTGTGTCCTGCTCTGGTCCGGGTATCAAGAGCGGCGGACCACATCTTTTGCATGTTCACTTTCTTGGCGGCCTGTTCTGCACTCGCCATACGTCCAGCAACTTGAACCCGGTGCCCTTCTGTCCGGGCCGTCAAGCGGGCTTTAGCTAAGCTCAATTGCATCCGCTTGTGTACGCGTTGTGCGACCTGTGAATAACCTTCCCCAGCCATCAATCCCTGAGCAATTGCCATGGCGATATTGTTGATAAGCTCAACCCTCTGTCTCTCCAGTACCTTCGGCAACGTCAGTAACGGGATGGGATTCTCTACAGCCCTTTGAACAACGTCAGCGGATGGCACTGAGAAGCCCAGATTTCGCCCTGTGTACATTTCATAGATGTAGGCAGACCTTAGATAGTTGTCGACGTATTGCGTCTCTAACAGCTCATTAAGCATCTTTAAAACGGTCTTGTAATCAGCCGATATATTTTGTTTAATTACGTCCATTTCCTTTTCCAGACGATTGTATTTCACAACGTCCGCATAGGTAAGCTCTCCGTTTTTGCTGTACTTCTCGAAAAGCTTGTTGATCATGGCTTTGATTTCTTTCAAGCGGCTGGCAAATACCTTGTCCAACCGCTTTTCTGCCTGTGTGATGATGTTATCAAGATACTTGTCCAGCTCCTCCTGATTCTGCGGCTCCGGCATTTGGATCATCCTCCTCTAAATCATCATCCCCGCCCTCATCGTCGAGTAGGTTGCCCTGCATTTCAGCGTATTGGTTCATTTCCTCTTCTATGCGGGCCAATTCTTCCTCTGGGTCTTGGACAAATGGATTGCGTGCGACGGCCGTCTCTTTACTCATGATGCCACCTGTAACGCCTTGTACAAGACTCTGAACAATCTCGCTGTCATTCTGAATCCTAGTGCGTGTGAACGTCATTGTAAGCTCTTTATCCGGGTTAAAATCGCCCTTCCCTGTGTTGCGTAGGTATTCAGCGAAGAACCAAAAGAACAAGCGCAATCCAGCCCGTATTTTCCGTTCAGCCATGTTCGCTTTCAAGTCGAGTAGCGCATAAAGGTTTTCCAGTGCTGGGCCTGTAGCCCCTCCTCCGATTGTTTCTGGTGAATTATCCACAGCCTGAGCGGATTTATACAGCTCATCTTGTATTCTTTCAAGCTCTTTTGCGGCACTATCCACAGGTATTTCAGCCCGTAAAGTGTCAACACCACCATCGCCCGATACCTTAATTACACTGTGGTACCTTAAATTCGCCGTGAATTCTTTCGGGTTCTCCCCGTCATAGTTTTTGAGCACGTACACAATTTGTTGGAAGTCGCTGAATGAGTCCATTGTGCTGGATGTGATGCTGTCGTAATTGTCGATTAAATCCTTGTAGAATTTAAGATCGGACACCATTTCCTCATTGTTTTTGAACGGGATGATCGGTACTCTTCCCCATCCTATGGCTTGTCCACCCTTTGTCATATGCGGCCGGGGGTTATTTTCGCCATATGAATAGTCCATCTGATAAACGCCGTCAATTTTTTCGTAGTAGTAAACGTGTGTGTCTGTGTACAGCTCTGCTTTCTGTGTCTCTTCACCCATGATGCCCTTGTATGAGTAGTAGCGGAGGGCAAAAAGGATGTCGCGGCGGGTGTTGTCTTTGTATACAACAATCATTTCCTCAGCCGGGAAAATAACATAATCAAATTCCCCTTCTTCATCAACGAACGGATGCCAGTATTCAATACCCTTGTTTGACATATTCTTGACTGTCTCGTTCAAAATGTCGTCAAAGTCGTCGTCTGCAAGCTCATTGACGTACTCTAATAACGTCTTATTGTCTGATGTGAATGTAACAGGCTCACCCACTAGGTACTGTGTTTTCTGATCCACAAACAGCTTGTGCCATGCGTGGCTAGTACGGTTATTGGTCTTTGTGTCGTCCACTAATTGCTGTCCTGCGGCATCGTAGTATGTGCGCCGCTTCTTCTCAATGTCGTTCTCGCACATGTAGTACCGGACGCCCTTCAATAGCGGCTCCGGGTTATGTTCGTCAATAAGCTTCTGGATCATGGTTGTGTCCGGTTCTGCGATCTCCTTCGCGCTCTCTACGATGATTTCATTCAGTTCCTCTGTGTGTGTTTTCCCTAGTGGGTAGATATCAGCCATTTCACTTTACCTCCTCATATGTTTTGTGGAATATGTCAGGCTTACATGGGTAAAATTCGCCGTTAACACCTTTGATAATATAATCATCTTTCCGAATAGTCATTTTACCTTCAAGAGTTTTGATAAAATAGTCGTTTCCTATCGGGTCATAGTCTAATGTTCCTCCAATCATGCCGATATCTCCATTAACGAACCTCTCTATCTCCCTTGCGTTTGTCCCATCATATTGTACGGCTTCAATCTCTACAGGTTTTTTTCTGAATTTAGCCATTTTGTTTGTCCTCCTTGTCCTCTTTTACGGCGTCATACACGCATAATAATGATTCTGTCGTGAGCTTGACATATTGCGTATGCTCATGTAGTCAGTATATCCGACAAATACCATATCGTCAGGCGTATTTAGACTAGCGGCGAACATAAAATCAACAAATTCTCCACGCTTTGCACGCTTCACAATCTCCTCTAATAGCTCGATATCGTCTTTCGTCAAGTTGTTCTTCTTGTACTCGATCTGTTGTATGCGGTTCTTCTTTCTCCAGTCATTCGGTCGCATTATGCGTACCCCCCATTCCTGTGCCTTTTTACCTTTTTCATCCTCTGTTCCCCTTTGCACCCTCTGAATTCTTTTACCGTGTAATGAAACTCATTGTGCTTTGGGATATATAAATCATGTCCGCATTTAAGACACTTGTAATTCTTCCCCATGTACCTCACATAGTCGTGCTTTTCTAGTCCGGTCATTCTCAATATCTTTTTTACTATCCCCATAGTGAAACGCCTCCTTTTTTCATGTCCCTCTCAAATGCGTACCGTGTGGCATCTATGGTGTGGTTATCCTTGTCCTCAAGCCTTGGAATAGGGTCTCCGTTCTTATCAGTCTGATAATCTATGTTCTCAAACTCACGGGCAATATTCGGCGTTCTGAGCGGGTCTATAACGATTGCATCCAGCTCATCCAACCATCTTTCCCCATGCTCTACTGAGTCAGGGCCTTTCTTCGCACCCTCAATGCGGTTTATGCCATGCTCCAGCTTCAATGCGTCGATTGAGCGGGGTTCTGAGCTGTCTGCAATGATTCTGGCTGATTCGTATTTATTCTTCCTCACAAAATCCGCTGTGCGTTTCAGAGACACCTTATGATCAACCAATTCATCAATGGCGTATATCCTATTCTTGCGCTTATCGTAATGCCAGCGTACAAATGCAAGCGGGTCAGGGCCATAACCAAAGTCCAATCCCTGCCGTATGTTATCGAAGCGGGCAACTTCCGCATCTGTTATGATACCTTCCTCGATCTGTAGGTTCTCAAATGGCACAACGCCGCTCCCGAGTGCTTCTCCAAGGTACTCATGTCGGTACTTCAATTCATTGCGCCGTTTAACCTCCTCAGCTTCCTCTATAAACGCTTTTGAGAGGAAGGGGTTCTGTAGGTATGTCGAGTGGTCTACGAACGTGTTAGCGGGCAGGAATGACGAATTAAAGACCTTATTCACCCAACTTTGCTTTCTTTTCGGCGGGTTGTATGAGTAAAAGAAAATATAGCGGCATCCCGGCGGCAATTCAGCACGAAGAACCGACTTTTCAATTACGGATACTTCTTCCTCAGTCTTGAATTCGGCAAGCTCCTCAATCCACATGCCAGCTACAGGGAATTTGCTTGCTTTGATTGACTTGATCTTTTGTACATCGTCGCCACCACGGAAAATAATGCTGTTTCCTCTAGGTATGTATGTCAGCCTGAGCGGCGACTTACTCACTTTCCAGAGGTGGCCTACTTCCAGCATGTCGATTGCCTCTTTGAGCTGTTCGAATACTGATTGTTCAACGGTGTTGTACACTCGCCTGATGACCAAGAATGTTATCGGCATCATCATCATTAGCAAGATGATCCACATAGCTATATGAGTCGATTTAGCGGAACCACGGCCGCCCTTCAATACATATTTGAGGTGTTGAGCGGCTTTGACCGTTCTCCACACCTCTAAGAAATGCGGTGTAAACTTCTCTGAAAGCCTTACTTTCTTCATTCTGCATCGCCGCTATCGTCAACGATGATGACTTGGTTAGTCTCGACCTTCTGCTTGTCCGTAAACACTGCGTGAGCTTCCCTAACAGCTCCAGCGCTTTGATTCTGTCCTTTGCTGATACTTCTACATGCGTTTTTGTCTCCGCACCTTTACCAATTCCCATGAGCACCTGTTCCTTTTCCTGGCCGAGTGCAATGCGAGTCAAATGCTCCAAAACTTCCTCAGCTTGCATGATTCTTTTCTTGTCCATTTGTGCCAATCTTTCCTCGATACGTGCGCGGACGTGCGGTTTTTGCATGTTCTCGG